CACTTATTTAGCTTGGGAAAACTGAGTTCATCTGATTTTAATTCTATCCAAAATACATCTAAATCCGACACAGCATGTATATCTGGAATACCATTAATAGTGCTAGATTCTATGCGAGTTAAAAAGCATTTAGTCAGTCCTTTCTTGACCTTTTTCCATAACAAACTTTCTTTGTTAGATACACTCATTATTAAGTCAGTTTCTTGATTGTGACTATGACTGAATTAGGTATGACAGTAGTATTTCCTATTGATTCAATACTCTTACCATCATCTCCAAGTGAGTAATCACCAAACACTCTAGTCAGTCCTTTTGTTTGGCTAAGTAAGTGTCCTTTAGTTACACAGGTTGGCAGCTTCGCCTTCCTGAGCTGGTCAAACGTACTCCAACTGCTGTCGCTAATAATATCATACCACTCCACCGAGACCATAGGATATTTTTCAATCTCACTATTAATTTTTTTTGGTATACTAATTTTCTTTTTCATCTATCTCAACACTAATAATTCCTATTGAAGTAAACATGGTAGGGTTGTGTAAATGATTGAAAGCTTTTACCCATTCAGACCAATTAGCCTTTTTCAATTTGTTCAACGTGCTCTGGCTCAACTTCAATCGTTTTTGCATTGTATCCATCGATTTTTTGGTTAAGCTCTTTGAGTTTGTTTTCAAGTTCTTCACGTGACATACCCTCCAGACCTGTTACTTTAACTTCTCTCCTATCAACATAAGCACCAGCTAATTGTCCAGATCTGTATTCTGCATTGATTGCAGCAGCGTATTGATCTTTCTTTTCTGCTTTATCTGCTAGTCTATCTAATCTTTTAAATCTTCTAAGGTTGTCACCTTCATACATTTTTAATTCTTTATTAAATCTTTTATCAAAATAATTTGCGACATGTGGGTTAGACTTTCGTGATAACAATCTTGAAGCTATTGATCCATAATCATTTTCATTTTTACAAACATAACCTGCACGTTTAAGAGCTTCTGCTTGTGTAATAGATCCCCAGTCTTTGACATAAATCTCCACAAACATTTTTTGTTTAGGAGTAAGATCGTCTTCAGTTCTCAATTCTTTTTTCTTTAGACCCATATTTTTCTTTCCAATAAATTTTTCTTTCTAATCTTCTAACTCTGTATTCTAAATCAGTTATATTATAAAATAATTTTAACTTTAAAAATTGTAACCACTTAAACATACTTAGAAATTATTTTTCGTAATTTTTGGGATTGACCTTTATGTGCCTTTGACGCTTTTGATAACTTTTTTGCAACAGTTTTAAGAGTTGCAACATCCCCACCTGCATTATAACCATATTTTCTCTTTCTAACTTGTTTGTAACCTTTATCTGCTGATACAGCCATTTCTTTCAACATTAACTTTCTTTGCTGTCTTGTCAACGGTTGAATCTGCATAGTTCTACCAGCTCTGTCAGATGCATAAGCCTTACCGAAAATTATAGGTTTGTTTTTAGGTTTACTTCTTTTTGCTTTTTCAATTCGAAGTAATATTCTTCTTCTTAAACCAGGTTTTGCTTTGATGTCAGCTTTTACAGTCAATTTAGTTCCAGCGATTTTCTTTTTAAGATCTGCTTTTACTAAATTGTAAGGAACAACAGGTGTTCCTACTTTTTTAGCTCTTTTTTTCTCTTGTTTGAATTTTCTAAAGACTTTCCTAAAAGCCTCTTTGGCCATCTTTCGACCTTCTTTTGTTGCTGTGACTTTCAAACCACTCATAGCTAATTTTTTCATCATAATATTTCTACTATATAGATTATTTCATCACAAAGTAAGTCTATATAAAACTTCTGATTGCGTTCCCGCAAGAGGTGTCCCTTAGGGACACCAGAGGGACACCACAGGGACACCACTAAATCGTGCTAAAACCATTGATATAATTGACTAATATTGCTTTAGGGACAGCAGGGACACCTATTTGACCCCCTGGGGTACTTTTTTTTATTCAAGTGTCTAGATAATCTATATAGTATAATTTTCCATTGTCCGTTGGCCTGTAATCCTGTATAAATATTGAGTGAATGCTAATTTCATAGTCCCACGGGGTTTTTTGTTAATTTTTGCTCGAAACATCTTTAGCTCTCCGTGGGACAAATTCTTCAGACCACCATGACTTAGCTCTTAAATTTTACTTTCGTAATTTGCAACATGATATCTCTCCTGTCCTTACTATTATCTGCAGCTCTATAATCTCTATACAAACTTCTATATTTAACCCATTCTTTTTGTAATTCAGTAAATACAATTCTACCATCTACAAGTAATTTTTTATATTTTTCATAAATTATATCTGGATCAAATCCAGCGTACCAACAAACGTCTTCAAAGCTTTTATTTTTACTTAAGAACCAATCATGTGCATCTTTTTTAAGATAAGATTCCTGTTTACTTCCTTGCGTGGTCAATGCATCTTCAAAAGCTTGGAGCACTATGGCCTGGAATAGTCTTTGTTCCGATGAAATTTTTGGATCTACTACAGCAGCAGCCATATCAGTGCCCAAAATTTTTAACAAGTTTGGTGAATACATTTCTAAAATGCCTTTGTACCTCTCTTGGAGAACTAATGTGGGTAGTCCATTTGTAGTCCACTAAGGCATCTTCAATGAAATCTGTCCTGTCAGGGCCTTTTAATCCCTTACATAAATCTAATGAAACCTTAACTAATTCTGGATCTAATTGGGCCATAACCACGGTGTGGGAAAAGATATGGATGTGAAAATACACCGTGGTTAGGCATTCTTAACGACCAGTTTTAAACCTTTTGCCGAAGCAGCTTTTTTTCTACCTGATCGCCAACACCCCTCGACTTTATCAAGGAATGAAAGACTAAAATTTCCTAAACCAAAATCATTTCCACAATACAACTGAAACATCAGACTAGTCATCTCATCATAAGTTTTCTTATTTGGACTAATCATCACAAGCTTTTCCAGGGCCTGATCTAATGCTTCTGAACTGCTCTTTCGAACACTTTTCGACACTTATTCTCCTATTTAAAGTTAAATTAAGCTTTCGTTGTTATATGAAAATAAGGTGTTTAAAGCCCCACCTTTTCATTTAGGCTAAGGAAATACGTGATTCAATTAATACTTATTTTGCCGTTGGTTGCAAGTTTAATTTTATATTAAATGCAATAGTAATTCTATTTTTAGCACTTGTGTTTACTGTTACTTCATGAAGTAAGTATGAAGGAAATAGTAAAATATCTCCATCTTTTGGTTCATGAGCAATCATTTTAGCATGTGGCATATGAGGTGGTATCATAAAATATAATTGTTCATGTGTTGCAAACTTTATATTACCTGTACCTTCGCCTTGAACATAATAAACTCCAGAAATGTCAGCGTCAGCTCTGTAATGAGTATGAAATAGGTTACCTCCACCAAAACTATTAATGTTGGTCCAATAAATAATTTCAGCAGGGATATCTGTTTTATGAAAATAATAATTTAAGTAATCCGATAAAATTAAATTCATTGGTTTAAGCAGCTCCTCTTGGCAGCTGTATCTATATGTACTCCTCCAACAGTTTTCATTAGATCCAGGCATACCTTTTGCGTCTAATTTTTTAGCTGCTAAAATTTCTTTATGTAATTTTTTATTTAAAGGTTTGTGTTCTGCGTAATTTTTTATAAAAATTTTTGTATCTTGTAATGTGATCATAATAAAAAAGGGGCTAGTCTCCCAGCCCCTTTCCAACCTGCAGGTTTACTTACCATTAAGAAGTTTATTACCTTCTTTAAGTAAATTCTCTTTCATTTTATCGTAAGGTTTGTTTTCTTTCTTTGCTATCTTCCTAACCTCTTCATCAACTAATTTAGCGATCATGCTTCCAGGTCTTCTAAAACCTGCCTTTCCCATCGCCCTTATCAGAGTGTATGATTCGATATCTACTGCACAAGATTTCCATTTGTTGATGTCCATGTTTTTCTCCTAGTGCTCTTGATATTCTTTCGACTCAAAGAAATCAAGAAGTTTTATTTTCTTTTTACTACGACCACTATTGTAGATTTTCTCAATAATGATTATGTAATCCTTGGTGCTTGTACCAGATAAGAACCAAGAAGACTTACTTTTGCAGGCATCCCTAAATCTTTTTAAATCAAAATCTGGGCATCTGTCAGCAATGATGTAGGCCATGACCATAGATCTCTTCAATCTTTTTTTAGTGTCGTCCATACCAAGAAAATATTTTTTCAAAGTATTTAACGCAGCACCAATACGATCACAATGTTCAATACCACCTGCAGGAATACTAAATTGTCCTGTTTTAAAATCAGTTGATATTCTATTCCACAATGAACATTGTTTTAAAAGTAACACTATTGCTTCTGCAACATTGATACCATATTGGTTCATCTTGTTTCTACATATTTGATAGTCTCTCTTCTGTCTCGCACAGTGATGATTCAAATATGCTTCCATGGACCAATTCTTTCTACCTGTGTTTAGTCTTGCAACATCAAGTGGGTCATCAGAATTGATTATGATGAATGGCACTTTAAGATCTAGTTCTTTCCTAGCTTGTAAAGTGTGTTGTCCATCAATTACTTCCATGTTTTGGTTTACACGAATAGGATCATATAAATCCTTTTCAGCAATTAATCTTTTCAATTGCTGCACGTGTGCTTCATCTACAGGTCTATTACCTCTAGCTTTTTTAAACTTTGAGTAATCAGTTGTCTCAAAGTATTTATTTTTTATCGCATTATTCATCTTTTCCTCCTAATATAATATTGCGTACAGTAGTCCTCCAAAAATCATCAACAAAATTTTTGGTGGGACAATTAATAAAAAAAGCAAAAAAACAAAACTAAATATCTGGTTTGTCATTTGCCCCCTTAAGTTGATCTTCAATTAGTTTTACTGCGATCTGTTCATTTATCGGATAGATAGGAATGTCTTCGAAACGCATTGAACATTGTTGAAGTGATTTCATAGCCCTTTGAAACTCATCATCTGAGTATTCAAGTGGCATGTGTCCGTTGACCGATACTAATGGAACTTGGCTAAGTATTCTCTCAACCTTCTCAACCCACTGCACGAACACTGGTGAGTCACAGTTAATTTTGGTTTTCATAGAAACCCCAATCACTGAATAGTTTTACCATTTTATCTACGCCTTCATGAAACTTTCGCATACCAGATAATTTATCTCTTACATTCATGGATCTATACTCATCACCATTTACAGTAAGTACGATATGTTTTTTAGTTTCATTAAAAGACACAGAAAATGTGTGAAGTTTTTCAACTTCTTTAGGTCTGTCTACCATCCACTCCGGTTTC